TCAGAGTAACAGGAACAAAATTGATAGTTCATATCTACTAACAGAAAAATGAAAACCAAATATTATCAGATCCGATACATCGACATGATGGGAAAAGACAAAACCGCAAACATATCAGCTAATTCTGAAGCTGATGCTGTTAAAAAATTCAAGGCAAAGCCAATATTTTGGGCTGCAATTATATATCCAATAGTCACAGGCTAACCAACAACCAAAAACACTACTACCCATGAAACTTACACTAGAAGTCTTAGCAATAAGCGTATTCTTTTTTGTCCTCTCTTATTCATGTTTCACTTTAGCCCTATGTCATTAGAAGTAACAATTTACGATGATGAAGATAAGCCCATTGAAATCATGGGTTACCTAATCAAAGGGCAAAGCGGGATGCGTGATATTTACGGAGTGCAAGAAACCCCAGATGATGAGGATGAAATAGAAATCGTTTCAGCCATTGCAGAAGACGGAGAGGAACTAACTCTGACAGACTCACAAGAGCGGGAAGCAATGGAAATGCTATTTGATTTAATACATCATTAAATGATTGACCAAAACAATAATTGCAAGCAATCTAACAACAGATGAACTTAGAAGAAAACAGCATTTTTACGGATTGGCAACCAAAGGAATTAGCAGCATTAAAATCAGCCACGAAAAAGCTAATGGCAAAACAGCCAGCAAAGCCTAAACGAATCAACTTAAAAACAGGCGTTAAAGGTTGCCACTACCATAGGGGGCATGGCAAATATTTAGTTTATGCTCTCATTGACGGGGCGCAAGTTTACGCTGGAAGAATGGAAGAATTTGACAAAGAGAAAGCTATTGCATTACAGCAAATTAAAATCGAAGAATATAATAATAAACTCCTACAAAAAAATGAACACTAAAGAATCAAACAGCAATCACGGAGGCGTTAGAAAAGGAGCGGGTAGACCTAGACTAAACGAGCCTAGGGTAACCATTTGTATGAGTATGGACGAGGAAACCGCAAACTCTTTTAAAGACCTAACAAAAGAGCTTGGGAAGTCACAACCGAAAACATTAAAGGCTTTGCTGGCTAGCTATAGTGAAAGAGCTTAAAGTTAATTGCTCTCATGATCGCATGGTTAAATTGGAAGATCTAAAAGTTCATCCAAGAAACCCTAACACGCATAGCCCGAATCAAATTAGGCTGTTAGCTAAGATAATAAGTCATCAAGGATTTAGGAACTCTATAATAGTCTCTAACAGATCTGGCTTTATTGTCTCTGGTCATGGAAGGCTTGAGGCTAGCAAGGAGCTAGGGCTAAAAGAAGTGCCTGTAGATTTTCAAGACTTTGATAACGTCAAGGATGAGTTATCTTACTTGGTAGCAGATAACAGGATTGCAGAACTGGCAGAGATAGACAGAGCAGAGTTAGCCGATATAATCGGAGACATTGACAGCGGAGATTTTGACTTAGAGCTAACAGGCTTTGAACTAGACATGGTAGAGGATTTAATGACGGCTTGCCCCCCGCTAGATTTAGATGATGATGAGGAAACAAAAAGCAAGAGTTGTCCTAACTGCGGGGAGGCACTATAATTGTGATTTCTAACAAGATGAAAGACGAAACCCAAAACGACAAAAATGATGTTGGAAGACCAAAGGTAATTTTCGATCTGGACGTTGTAGAGAAGTTAGCGGGGCTTGGATGCACTAACGAAAATATAGCGGAATGGTTTTCTTGCACTGTTAGAACAGTAGAAAGAAGGAAGTCAGAAAACCCAGAATTTTGTCGGGCAATCAATGAAGGTAGGGCAAAGCTAGTTGCCAGACTTAGAAAGGCGCAGTTAGATGCTTGCTGGAGTGGTAGCGTTCCTATGCTGATCCACATGGGCAAGCAGTTGTTAGATCAGAAAGATAAGACGCAAAACGAATCAGAAATTCAACTGAAAGATATTACCCCAACAATTAACTTGATAGCTAAAAAGCCTAATGGCGATTAACCCCGTTCTTGAGATAGGATTGCATGATAAGCAATCGGAAGCTTTCTTCTCTACAGCTAATGAAATCCTTTACGGAGGGGCTGCAGGGGGCGGTAAATCGCATCTAATGAGGGTTGCAGCTATTAATTGGTGCTGTGAGATCAAAGGGCTGCAAGTCTACCTCTTTCGGAGAGTATCGGAAGACCTCTACAAGAATCACATGGAAGGAAGCGGGGGTTTTCTTTCTCTGTTAGCTAACTGGATTGGGCTAGGGCTTTGCAGTTACAACGCATCTAAAAATGTAGTTATATTCTGGAACGGCTCTAAGATTTGGCTTTGTCACTGCCAACATGAAAAGGACAAATTTAAATATCAAGGTGCTGAAATTCATGTCTTGATGATTGACGAGCTTACACACTTCAGTGAATCAATTTACAGATATTTAAGGGGGCGTTGTAGGGTAGGCTCTCTAACACTTCCAGAAAAACACAAGGGCATGTTCCCAAGAATTTTTTGTGGCTCAAATCCAGGAGGTATAGGGCATAGTTGGGTTAAAAATACTTTTGTAGATAATGCGCCTTACAAGTCTATTGTTAGAATGGAAAAGAAAGAGGGGGCTATGCGAAGGCAATACATTCCAGCACTTCTAACAGATAATCCTACTCTTGATTATGAAGAATACTCTGGCAACTTAGAAGGGCTTGGTTCTCCAGACTTGGTTAAGGCGATGCTAAACGGAGATTGGAACATTGTAGCGGGTGGGGCGTTAGATGATTTGTGGCGTTCTGATGTTCACGTAATACCAAGATTTAAAATCCCTTTCTCTTGGCGGTTAGATCGCTCTTTTGATTGGGGAAGTTCTACTCCTTTTTCTGTGGGATGGTGGGCAGAGGCTAACGGGGAAGAAGCGGAGTTAGAAGACGGCACTACTTTCTGCCCACCCAAAGGAACTCTCATAAGGATAGCTGAGTGGTATGGTGCTGACAAGGTAGGCACTAACAAGGGGCTTGCTTTAACTGCAAAAGAGATAGCCAGAGGGATAGTGGAAATGGAAAAGCAGTTGTTAGAACTAGGCTGGATAGCTGGCAAAGTTTACGCTGGGGCTGCAGATAATCAAATATCTAACGTAATAGAAAAAAACGCTGACACTATAGCCAAGAAGATGGCAGATGAAAAAGTGACTTGGCTTAAATCTAACAAGAGTGCGGGATCAAGGATTGTCGGACTCGATTTAATCAGAAGTAGGATGAGGGCTGCAATAGATGGAGAGGGGGCTTCTATCTACTTCATGAATAATTGCTTGGCAACGATAGCTACTCTGCCTATAATGAGGCGTGACCCTAACAATCCAGAGGATGTTTTAAAGGGGGCTGATGATCATGCTTATGATGAAATCCGTTATAGAGTCTTGCACGGAAATGTTAGATCAGCTACAAACATTAAGATAACTCACGTTACCTAACAAATATAATTTTATGCCAGAAGTTGACCACCAACACCCGCTCTATGAAGAATTAAAACCTTCATGGGATCAAGTAAATGACTGCATTAAGGGAGAGCGACAAGTAAAGAAGAAGAAAGACATCTACTTGCCAAAGCCTAACCCCTCTGACGTTAGTGCGGAAAATGAGACTCGTTACAATCAGTATCTAACAAGGGCTGTATTTTACAACGTAACAGCTAGAACTTTATCTGGATTAGTTGGACAAGTATTTTCAAAAGATCCAGTTGTAGAAGTTCCACCATTGTTAGATTCAATCATAGAAGATTCTGATGGCTCTGGAGTTTCACTTGTGCAACAAAGCAAATGCGTCCTAGGATGCGTCTTGGCTAACGGAAGGGCTGGATTGTTTGTTGATTACCCTACAGTTGAAGGCACAGCGACAAGGCAAGATCAGTTAGATGGATCAATAAGACCTAATATCCTTCATTACAATGCACCATCAATTATTAACTGGAGAAGCGAAAGACAAGGTGCAAAGAATCGTCTAACACTAATTGTTCTATCAGAAACTTATGTAGATAGTGACGATGGATTTAAAGAGGAAATTGTAGAGCAATTCCGTGTTCTAAGATTGGTAGAGGGAATCTATCAAGTGCAGATCTACAGGAGAAGCACGGCACAAGGAAGCGGGGCTTATGGCTTAGTTGAGGAATACACTCCGACAAGTGCGCAAGGCTCTCCACTAACAGAAATCCCTTTCCAGTTTGTCGGATGGGAAAACAATGACGAAACCCCAGATCTCCCCCCGCTTTACGATCTATCAGTTTTGAATCTGGCACACTTTAGGAACTCTGCAGATTATGAGGAAGCCTGTTACATTGTTGGACAACCTACTCCATACATGACGGGCTTAGATCAGTCATGGGTTGATGATGTTTTGAAGGGGCAAGTTCACTTAGGCTCAAGATCAGCCGTGCCACTGCCAGAAGGCGGTTCTATGGGGCTTGTGCAAGCCTCTGCTAACTCTATGCCCAAAGAGGCGATGGATACAAAGGAACGTCAAATGGTGGCGTTAGGGGCAAAGCTCGTAGAGAATAAAAATGTCCAAAGAACAGCAACGGAAGCGGGAATGGATAACGCATCTGAAACAAGCGTTTTAGCTTCTGCAGCTAACAATACAGCCGAGGCTTTCAGAACGGCTCTTGGATGGTGCATGGAGTTTGTCGGAACAAGTGGAGAAGTTGATTTCTCACTGCATACAGATTTTGTAAATCATACACTTAATCCGCAAGAGCAAGGAGCATTACTTTCACTCTGGCAAAACGATGTTCTAACATGGGATGAGCTTAGAGATAATCTAAAGAAAGCTTCCATTGCAGAACTGGCTAACGATGAAGCTAGAGATATTATTGACGCAAGCGCATTAGATGGGCTGGATCAGATTGATGATGAGGTTGATGATGTAGATGAAGAAGAGGAAAACGATTAACCCTTATGTTGGCTCTTTTTCTGAAAAACTTTTTGAATGGCTAACTCAATAATAGACATAGCTACAAGGCATCAAGTCTTGTTAGAAAGGCTTAAAGCTGGAAAGATTAGAGACTACAAAAAAGTAGTTAAATGGTTTGAGCGTGACTTGATAGCAAAGGCTAACAGCCTAGGAGTAAACTCAATAAATGAGCTAACCAAAAAAGAGCTAAATTCTCTTATTAGTTATTCAACTGAGTTAAGCAAAAAATACCAGACTGTAGCGGTAGATGATCTAACAAAAGATTTATCCAAGCTGGCAAAAGATGATGCGCTATTTGAAAGAGACGCTATTAAATCCGTTGTTAAAGGAGCGGCTGTTAATTCAGCCGCAAACGTAGCTTACGCTGCAGCTTTGGCTTCTCCTATTAGCGCAACTGGAGAACTGTTAAAGCCATTCATTAAGAACTGGTCACAAACACGAATCAATCAAGTGAATGGAGTTATCCGAAAGGGATACAAGGAAGGGCAAACTCTAAGCCAGATGACTCAACTAATAAGAGGCACAAGAGCTAACAATTTTAAAGACGGGCTAACCTCTTTGCAAACAAGACAAGCAGAGGCAGTAATTAGAACCTCAGTCCAACACGTTAGTGCTACTGCTAGGATGCAGACTTGGGAGGCTAACAGCGATATCATACAGGCTTACAAATGGCGTTCCACATTAGACGGAAGGACAACGCAAAGGTGCAGAAGCTTAGACGGGTTAGAGTTTGAAATGGGGCGTGGACCTATGCCCCCAATTCACATTAATTGCAGATCAACAATTAACTTTGTGCTAGATCCATCTCTAGGTTTAGATGCTCTTGATAAGGGGGCAACAAGATCAGCACTAGGCGGGGAAGTTTCAGCAAAACAGACTTATTACGATTGGCTAAAAAAACAACCTAAAGGATTCCAAGAGCAAGCTATAGGTGTTCAAAGAACCAAATGGCTAACAGATGGAAAGCTTACAGCAAAACAATTCGCTGCCCTTAACCTAGATAAGAACTTCAACCCTCTAACACTTGCTGAGATGAAAGCAAAGAGAAGCTCTATAATTTCTAACAAATATGGAACTACAGCTAAAAAAACAGCGGCTAAAACAACTGTAAGGAAAAGCGCACAAATCAAGCCTAACACAAGCTTGGGCTTGGCGTTTCCAAAGCCAGAAGTTATA